ATAAATCAAAGCTACGAGTATATATAGAAGTTGCATCATAAAATGGTGTATCAACTAAACTTGTATCGAAGATCCTTTCAATACTTGTTACATCTCTAATAGTTTCGTTTTCTCCAAAACTCCACTTATCTCCACCATCTGCAACCCTAAAAGCAAAACTCATCTTATCTATTAAACCTTCTTGTATTGCTTTATATAAATCTCTATTAGATTGTGTATCAATTAAATCAGCCTCTATTTTTAAGCCTGTTTCATCAATTAACAATCTTAGAGAATTATTCCTAGTTCTAGCCATTATCATAAAATTATCATTGTGATTATATCTTAAGGGTACATCCTTCATATCTGCATTATCTAAGGCTCCCTTTTTTATTGTTTCTGTAAAACTCCTAGTTCCCATTTTATGAGTAGCTGGGCTATCAAATACTATTGCATATCCTTCTATTGTCATCCTATCTTCCTGATTTTCTACTGCCCTTATTTCTATCAACCTTTGTTCATCATTCTTCTTTTTCAACTTTATCAACTCCTTTACTTCCAGCTTTGTCTAGCTGGTATTTATCTACCAATTCCATATTTACATAGTTAAGGCTTTGCAATCTTCTATTTCCACCTTCAAAGGATTCCATCCCAAACATTTCTGCTATACCATTTAAGGTCATTATTCCAGTTTCTTTAGCTATGTTTGCCAGCTCTATCTTGTCTGTACTTGACATGTAATTCACCTTTGAATAATAGCACTTTATCCTATGACCTATATCCTGCTCCCTTTGACTGAATAGCCCTGCACTCATAGCCTGTTCAAATTGGATTATAAATTCTTCTATAGTAGTTTGATAAAAGGCTGCATGAGTATCCCCATCATAATCTCCACTCAAAATAGCAGCACTTACTCCATATCTTTCTTGTATTACTGACTTAAGAAATTTCAAGGCTGTTTCGTTTATGTCAGGAGGGGTTATTCTTACAGGTGTAAATTCTCCAGCTAAATCAGTAGCAATCATTCCAGATTTGCTTGTGGTAATATGACTTTCAAAATCCTCTCTCATCTTATCCATTTTAACCCCATCTGCCAATGTCTTGGCCGAATATACTCCTTTGATTTGTAGGCTGGCCTCTATGCTCTTAGGCAATCCTTGTATCGTCTTATCCAAAGCATCTATTGTCCTGATGATGTCATGATTATTTGTTAATCCATAATCATCACCACCACCAATTACAGTATTTGCTCCCCTTCTCCACTTAAGATGTATTAATTCGCTATAAGGTAGTGTAAAACTTGACCCATCTTCAAAGTCCAATCTAACCTCCCATACCTTACCATCATTCTCACCAATATAAACTGCCATAGGCTTTAATGGGTAAAATGCTATATATCTTTTAAATATTCTCCCATCTCTGGCTTTTACTATTTCATATTGAGGGTAGATAAAGGCATTATTATTCTTTCGCCTTAACCATTCCACATTAGCAAGAAAATCTGATGTAGTTTGTAAGGGATTAGGCTTGTACTTAAACAATCTTGTAATATCGTCATTTTGGACTTTGACTATATCCCCTTTTTCATTTATTGACTTTATTTCTATCTTTGCTATTTCAGATGCTACTCTGTCTATTGCATTGTTCACGAAATCAGATAAGTATATATCCTTTCCAAATTCTGTAAATATTGGTTGAGAATTTGCTAACCAACTAGCATATAAGCTTCTCCTTGTGGTTGGTAAAATTCCCTTTAAATAATTTACTGCTCCTGTTATTACTCCCAAGTTCTCACCACCTTTTTTCTTTTAAATATTGATATTTCAATAGATACATTGATACCTAATTAGATTTTAAAGGCCTTAAATTATATTTAAAAGCCCCATTTTTTGCTAATTTATTAGTGTTATAAATTCTGACTTGTGCCATTCCAAAACTGTATAACATATAATTTTACTAGCTGTTCCATCTATTCTTTTTGTAGAATCCATTTTTGCTGGCATCATTCTACCTAATTTATCTAAAATTATTCCTGTATTTTCAAAACACCATTTACAAACTGGATTGTTTTGATAATTTATCAATCTATCTCTTATGTCTGCCTCTAATATTCTCATAGGATTATCTAATACCTTAAAGTCTTGTGGTACATTTACTGTTAGCTTATCCCCAAATATTTCAGCATGTCTATTGATATAGTCTTTGGCGAATCTATTATCATAGCCTGACTTAAAAGGTTTTAAATCGTATTCTTTTAGTAACTCAAATTCATAGTCTGCCACTACTGATGTATCAACTGAATTGCCTGGTACTATAGTAAGCCAGCTATCTCTTTCCCATTGTTTATAATCTACATCATCAGGACTATTTAGTAATTTACTTTCAGGGATCCAGTAATGAGTATGGAAATAAACATTCTTATCATCAGGTTTTTTCAACAAAGCTGTAAAAGAGCATAAGTCGGTAGTTTCTGCAAAGTCTCCACCACCTATATAGAAAGACCCTGCAAATTCTTCCAGCTTAAATGTATCTAGGACTACTATATGGCTTTGTTCTAGCCATGCTGATGATGAGGATTGTGGTAAATTAAAATCTTTAGACAATACAAAGGCCTTAGTTGCTGAACTTTCCTTTGCCTCTGCCACCATTTGCCTTAAGAAACTCCATTTTTTTATAACCCCTAAATCAGGATTGCTTTTTACCCAAGATTTTTCATTTTGCCATATTTCTTCTTCACTATCTTGAGTATGTAGCCAAATCAACCATCTAGGCCTAAATAGTTCTCCTTTTAATACTTTTCTTGCATCTACCAACCTTTTATCTAAATATCCATCTCTTTCAAATCCTTCTGTTGTCAACTCCCCATAAATAGGCTCATCTTGAGTAGACAAGGCTTGTCTTATAGGCATTATAGAAGAATCATCTTTTAATTCATGGACTTCATCTACTGCCCCTACTTTTATATTTCTTCCCTCTCTGGCTCCTGTCTTAGCTGATATCTTTCTTATACTACCTTTATTTTGCATTGAGAACTTGCCTTTTTTTCTTTTCTGCTTTTTATTTCCAAAGTAAATTCCCTTTATATTTCTTCTTGTAACTCTATCTATCTTTCTGCTTTCTTCTCTCATTGCATCTATGGCCTGAAACATCAAGTCAGCCTGCTCGTAGTCATTGGATGAACATAGGGCCTTTGTTCCCATTTCTCCACAAAACCATTCAGCTAATACCATAGCTGCAACTAATGGAGTTTTTCCACACTTCCTTGCAATTAGTAGCATATACTGCTGATATAGTCTCACCCATCTGTTAGGTTCATCATCAAATATTTTAAAACTATAAAGGGCCTCTATAAATGCTTTCTGCCTTAATGTCAATATAAAAGGCATCCCAGCAAATGGTGCCTCATAGTGTTTACATTCATTTTCTATAAACTTGATTCTTATGTCTGATTCTTCTGTATCAAACCTTATTTCACTTTGCAATTCATCATAAAAATGGTAAGGATCTATGAAATGTTCTAGTAATATATCCAGCATCATCATTAATTCTTTGCCTATGATAATATTTCCAGTCTTACATTCTTCTATATATTCCAATAAAAAAGAACCAGGGTATTTTAACCTTAGTTCTTTTAGTTCCAGTATTTTATTCATCTTGAAACAACTCTACATCTTCAATGCTTCGCCATTCAGATATACCTTCTTCTGTATTCTCTATAGTTATATCCTTTCCACTTACTTTTCCTAGTGGGAAATATAGGCCATCTACTAAATATACTTTTCCATCTTCTTTATCTCTTGCATATATTGGTTTAGTTATATCTATTTTCATTTAATCACCTTTTATTTACATTCATCAAGCCAATCTTCTTGGGATAATATTTTTAGTTTTCTATCTTTCTGAGCTGGGTTAACCATTTTAATTATTGTCATTAACATTCCTTCATTGAGTAGTATAGTTTCAGATTCTTTATCATATTTCAATAATCCATAACTACCCCAGTTAAAATAATTCTTGATTACTGTTCCTAGTGCTACACTTTCAATGTCTATGTTTAATTTCATCTCAGGCTTTTTAGCCATTACTTCACCCCCTATTCATATTCATCTAGCCCATCATCTTCAAAATCACTATCAACTGCTAAGTGTTTCATCAATTTATCCATGATACTTGTTAAAGTAGCACTATGCCTTGTGATTTCATTTGATACTGGTAAGGCCCTTTGTAGTTTAGCATTTTCAGGATGTATTTCTATTAGTCCACTTGCCATAGCTTGAGTATTTAATTCTTTTAGGTATAGCCTTAAATAAGCTGCCTGTTCTATTAAACTTTCCAGGGCATTTATTTTATTTTCCTCTGCATTAGGAAATAGGCTTTTTATCCTCTTGATCTCTTTTGCTATTTCGGCATTACTCATGTTATCACCTGCTTTTATTTGTTCTTGAAATTTCGGAAATGAAAAGTCAAAATCTCGGTGTGTGTTAAAATTGTGTCCCCGCTTACAGTATGGCTATAGGTATAATATAGGACCTATAGGGGGGCTATGGACACCACAATAGGGTTAATCATCTATCGTTTCTCTCAAACCAATCTTCTATATAACCTAACCATGCCTTTGGCCTATTGTTCATCTTTGCCCTTGCTAAACATTCTTCTTTCGTTGCTTCAACATAGATTAACTCCGCCCCTAATTCCCTTGCTAATCTTTCTCTTTCGTATTTATCAGGATAACCACCAATTATGTAAGCATTGTTCCAGTTTCCATATCTAGTTTTTATTTGTTCAAGCAAGCTATCCCTTAACTTAAATACATTAAATTTTATATTGTTTGGTTTCATATACTTATTTTCTAAGGTTATCATTTGCCATACCCTATCTATATCTAATACTATATCCCCTTCTCTGTATAACTCACTTACTAATGTGTTCTTACCACTTAAAGGACTTCCGTATACAATGTATA